GCAAGCCATTTTTAAATGTTTTTAAAGTTTATAAAAAAAGGGTGGCGTTTATTTCACCACCCTCGTTAATTGTTTATTCTAGTTATTAGTTAACAGCGTTTACGATTCCGTAAGTAACTAGGTCTTCTACGTTAGCGTATTGCGCTCCTGCAGCCATTCTCATAATCATTCTTACGTTTTGGCTTCCGTCAATATCTGCCATATCGATAACTCTTACTTCTTGTGTGTCTGAAAGTAAAGAACATCCGAAGAACAAGTTAGATTTTTCTGCGGCTAAAGCAGTATTGTCAGCAAGTCCGTTAGCAACGAAGATTTTAACGCCATCAAAAGAAAGGCTTCCGTTGTTATACCATTGTGTTCCCATATTGTTAGTACCGTTAGCGCCCAATCCTTGCGAACCGAATCCACCTAACGCTCTTACATACGCTCTAGCGATGTTTTGAGAAACGTAAATATGTAAATCGTCTTTTCCGTAAACTGCAGAAGGAATAGCATCTACTATGCTTCCTAATTCTGTAATTACGTTAGCAGCTGTTACAGTAGTTCCTGCGATTTCTTGTGCTGCAGGTAAAGCAGCGTCTAAAGCTACTTGTGTCATAATTCCGTCATAGTCTCCTGAAGTTGCAGTAGCGCCTCTCCAAAAGCTAATCTCGTTTCTTTGAGCTACTTTAGCAGCTGTATAACCGATTAAGTAGTCAGCAAAAGATTTAGGCAAAGTGTCAAAAGAAGAATAACCTTGCTCGATTCCTTGCCAAGTGTCGTGGAAATCTTTTTTACACAATTGTAAGTTAACTTGTAAGTCTTTAACTTCTAGAATTCTTTCAGTCAAAGTTACAGTAGAAGTAGCAGTAAAGTCGCAAGACGCATCTTTTAAAATATCGTCTGTTCCTACTTTTTGCATAACTGCTTTAAATTTAACGTTAGGAAGTATTTCTACTCCGCCGTTTTCAATAGTTGGCGCGCTCAATAAAGCTGCGCTTACATACTTGCCTGCGAATTCGCCTGCGTAAGTTGTAGTGATTGAAGTTGTTGTTGCCATTTGTTTTGGTATTAATTATTAGTTTTTATTTTTCAAATTTTTCGAATATGCTTTCTAGTGTAGACTTCGCGCCTTTTTTAGCGAATTTGAATCCGTCTTTTTGTACTTTATTTTCAGGATTCCAAACGATAGGTTCTACTTCTTCAGAAAGTTCAGTTTTTTCTTCAGTAGCTTCAGTAGTAGTTTCAGTAACGTTTTCAGTATTGTCTTCATTTTCTACTTTGCTTAAAGTTTCTAGTTTAGCTTTCAATTCTTCGTTTTCTTTTTTCAAAGCTTCCATTTCAGAAAAGAAAGTTTCTTTAACGATTGATTCTACAGTCTTTTTAATAGGCTGTGAAGTTTCAGCTTCCATTTCTTCGTCTTTCTTTGCTTCTTCTTCTACAGGCGCTTCTTCTTCTACTTCTTCTTCTTTCGCCTTCATTTCTTTAATGATTCCTTCTTCTTCTACTACCATAATCATTCCGTCTTCCATTTCGTATTCTCCTACAGGAACAGGAATTTTTTGTTCGTCTTCTGTTACGACTACTACTTCGTTTTCTGCTTCGAAAGATTCAGCTTCGACTTTAGTTACGCCGTCTGCCATCGTCATTGTAGCAAGTTCTACTTCCATTCCTAGAAGTTCCCTTACTTTGTTTAAGATTGTATTTGCTTTCATTTTTTGTTTATTTAAAGTTTAGCGGATTGTAACGCTTTAATATACTGAACAAACGAACCTTTTAGTCCGTCTTTTATGTTTTCTTTTTGGCTTTTTATGTCCGCAGGCAAAGGCAAACCTAATTCTTTTGCAGCCGCTTCGTATTTGTTAAATAATACTATAGCATCTTCATTGATTTTTTTAAAATCTTGTTGAGCCTTCAATGCATTTGAAATAATAGATTTTACTTTTGAGTATTCAGTAAAACTTTGTTTACGTGCGTCTATTGCCTTTTTATAAGCCGATTTAACATCGTCTGCAATTCCTAAAGCTACTTCGTGTTTCGCTAGTTCTGTTTTGTCTTCTGCAATCTTCGAAAAGACGGATTTCATTGTATTCATAACTTATTAACTTTTTAATTATTTATTTGTTCCATTTTTATACGTTGCCTATGCCTTGTGCTTGTAAATCTCCGTTACAGCATTTAGCGCTGTATTTTCCGTTTTTACATAGGCAGCCACGTTTACCGCCTTTAGGACTTGACTTGCTTGGAATGTATGTTTTCTTATTCTTCATTCCTTATTTGTTTTAGTTTTCTTTGCGCCCATTCTATACCTTCGTCGCCTCCCCAAGCTAGCCACATTAAACGACCGCAGCCGTCTCCTAGTTCCTTGTCGCTGTTTTGTCTGTGTCTTTCAAAAGCAGCCATTCGTGAAATAGTTTCTTCGCTTATTGGTTCGCCTTTTGCTAGTTGGTTTGCGCGTTGTTTACCTACGGCAGTTCCGCAAGAACCCCATCCGTTTTTTTCTGCGTAGTTCAAAGCTGTTTTTGCGTTTTCACTTGCTGCCTTTGGATAGTCTGTATAGCTTTCTAAATTTACGTTTAATAGTTCTTTTAGTAGTTCTATAGTTTCTTGCTTTTCTATTTGTTCTTGCTTCATTTCGTACCTATCAGCGAAGTAGCCTTCAATACTAAAGCCTTTTACTTTTCCGTCTTTTACGTCTTTCCAAACATCTTCATTGTTTACCTTCATAGAAATCATCCAAGTTCCCTTTGGTAAATTAAAGCCGTACTTTTTTGACTTGTCTAGCTTTTCGTCTTCAATAATCCAAGATTCTACTACAGACATTCCGTTTAACTTCTTTTCGTGTTCGTAAGTTGCGTTATTTTGATTGGAACGCATAAGAAACAATTCACTTGCTTTTCTTACTGTGTCTTCACTAAAATAAATGTAGTATTCTTCGTTTTTGTCGTTACGTCTGTAAATTTGCTTGTTAGGAACTAAAGCAGCACCCATAAGAATACGCTTTTCTTTGTCGATTTCTTTTAGTTCTAATTCGTGTTTTTTTAGTGCTATGAAGTTTTCTTCTATGGCAGGCGATTCGACTACGGAAACGGCTTCTATTCCGCTTTCTAAATCGTTTTCGTCTATAACTAATTCTACGATTCTCATAATTTATTAACTTAAGTTTGTTTAAAGTGTTGCGTTTTGTACTCGGTTTCTGTCTAAAGCTTGTGCGCTTGTTACTTCGCCTGAAACTACGTAAGCCTGTACAGGTTGCTGTTGAAGTTGCGCTAATTGATTTATTCCGCTATCACCTACTACGTTAAACTGCGGCGTTACAGCACCTGCGCCGTCTAGTCCTGCCGTGCTTGGTTCTGCTACTGTTCCACCACCGCCGCCGCCTTCAAATTTTTGGCTAGCTATTTTAGCGATGTTAGCAAGTCCCGCGGCTACTGCTATTCCTGCAGCTATTCCACCACGTACCGGGCTTGAAGGGTCAGGAACAGGAACGAACTGTGAACCATAAGCACTTACTGCGTTTTTATAAGTGTCTATTGTAGCGCTTGCTATTTGTGCGCCCTTCTGAATGTTAAACGCCCTACGTGCTGCCTTTTCGCTTTTCTTTCCGAAGATTTCTGTAAGGCTTATTATTAAGTCTAAACTTTGCTTTGTGCTTTCTACTGCAAATTCTTGATTTCGTTTTCTTAAAGCTGCCTTTTCCGCTTCTAGTTGCTTTTCTTTTTCGGCCGCGGCTATTCTTAATTCTAGTTCTTTGTTTAATTGTTCGTTTAGGCTTTGTATTGCTTCCTTACCAGTTATAAGCTTTAAGTCCTCTATTTCTTTTAATCTTGCTATTTCTTCTTCGCGGCGTTGTTTAGCGTATTTGTCGCGTACTGCTTGTATGTCTAATTCTAGATTAGTTTCTATTTCAGTCCTTAAAGCGCTTTCTTGTTTGGCTGTTACTGTTCTTTCTTTTCGTTGTTTAGCTAAATCTTCTTTTCGTCTTTTTGCAGTTGTTTCTAAAAGTTTTATTTCGCGTTCTTCTTCGTCTTTTATTCGCTTTATTTGTTCATCTTCTATTTGCCTAGATAAATCAGAAATTTGTTTTGTAGAAGTTTTTTTAGCTTTTACTTTTTTCTTTTCTGCGTCTTCGTATGTTTCGGCTGTTTTTTCTATAGATTTTAAAAGCTTTTCATCCGCTTCTGTAAGTCCGTCTATTTGTTCTATTTCTGCTTGTAAAGCTTCTATTCTTTCGGCTGTTCTTATTGCTTGTCGAGTGGCTTGACCTGCTTCAACAGCATCTGTCTCCTCAATTAATCCAAACTGTGCTTTTATTATTTCATTTAAGGATGCATTAATATCTAACTCTTTTAAGCCTTGGTCTCTTAATCGCTCATTTAATATCTCTATATTTCTTTTTTGGTCTAATTCGGATTGTAATAATGAAGTAAATTTTTCAGAACGTAAAGCTTCAGCTGCGCTTATTCGCGCTCTTGCTTCTGCTAGTTTAATGTTGTTTGCTACAGCGGCGTTAAGTTCTTCTATGCTTAATTTTTCAGCGCTTACGTTTTTAAGTAAGTCAGGATATTTCTTTTGCAGTTCGTCTACTGCTTCGTTTTTTTCTTCGCGTGTTAAAGTTTCGTTTTCTAAAGTACCTTGTAATCTATCTAAAGCGCTTAATTCGTTGGCTGCGTTTTCTACGGCTTTTGCTGTTACAGCGTTTGTTTGGTCTACTGCCTTTCTATAGTCATTCGTAGCGCTTGTAGTGTCCTTAAATAAATCCGTTAAAGTTGCTACGGCTGTTATTGCTAGTCCTATTCCTGTAGCTGTAAAAATTTTAGCCTGTGTAGTCATATTTTTGAATACATCGCTTACAGTACTTCCTAGCTGTTTAAAGTAGCCTATATTTTCACGTATTCCTCTTACGCCTTCTGCAATCGCTAAAGCAGATTGAACTTTAAGAAGCGTTTTTTCTAGTTGTTCGCTTTCGCTTCCTAGCAAG